GGACCCGATTCAATCGGCATATTAGGCGTGATCTTTACTTTACGTCCAAATGCCTTTAAAAGTTCTTCTGTACTTTTACCGGTTTTAAAATCTTTAGTGCGCCCGTCATGTGGCAGGTAATCATACCCCCAATTATACTTCTTACTATTCAATAGTCCAGCATAATAATCTAAGGTCTTGTGGTCATCCTCAATACTTTCAATAATCCGAATCTCACTTCGGACTTTTTGTACTAAAAGAATTGACATCGAGTCGTTCCAACCCAAATCCCAAATAGCATGAACTTTAAGTAATGGATCATAAGGAACATTACAAATTCTGCCGTGCATCGTTGCAGCGTTAACTTCATTCGCATAAATAGCACCTGTTACAGCACTACGGCATTTACCAAGCCAAATGTTATCATAGTCCTCTGGATTGGTTGTCATGCAATGTAGACGCTCTGCTTCAAGCTCTTTAGGAAAATAAGGATTATCACCAAAGTTCATTTCAACAACAGTTGCACTCGGAGCAGGATTAAGTACAAATCGTGTATAAGTATCATCCGTATCTAAGTCTGGATTGAAACTCACCCAAATCTCAGAATCATCTTTACGAATAGTAGGAATAAGAATATCCCAACTTTTCTTACTTACCGTTTGCGCTTCCTCTACCCATACAATATCACAGCCTTCAATAGACTTGATAGATTCAACTGTATGTTGCGCTAAACCGGCAAACATAAACAGCGATCCATTCATCCCACGAATCTCTGTTTCAAGGACAGTAAAGAATGCCCCAAGTCCAAGTCGTTGAATTTGATCGGATAAAAGCAAATGCACCGATTGCTTAATACTTTTTTGAATCTCCCGTGTGCATAATACGCGCATGGGTTTTTGAGCCGCTAAAAGAATCAGTGCTTGTGCAAAGTTATAACTTTTCCCGCTGCCCCTTCCTCCGTGTGCTACTTTATAACGTTTCGGAGCAAACAAGAATTGGAGTTTCTCTGGGAAATGTACATCTAGGTTTTCAGCCATTGTTTATTGTCGTATCGGATTTAATGAAGTTTAAGGTAATACATGGTAAATCTGCACCATCCTTACCGCTGTGTTCAATCTTATCAACGAACATACCCATATTCTTAGCAAGCAATTCACTGGCTCGAATACGCGCATCTAACTTAATATAATCACCATTTTCATCTTTGTTACTGCGGACGAGTTTAGTCCAAAATTCCTGTATCTCAAAAATAGATGCAATATTAGCCGCGTACTGTTCTCGAATCTCGGTCACAATCGCATGATGACTGGAAGTCACTTCTCCCATTTCTTTCCACGCTGCTTGCACATTAGGATTATTCAGAAGGGTATAGGCTTGTTTACTTGCCGCCTTATCTGAATATCCCGCTGCAATAGCCGCCTTAGTACCGTCCTGCCCATTACCTAAGTAATGGGTCAAGAAAGCACGTTGCTTGGAAGTGAGCTTGCTTAGAGCTTCAAAATCCATATTACATCATCGCAGGTCTAGTTGGTTTACCCATAGGCGCGGCTTGTGCTGGCGCACCGCCCATACCCATACCGCCTTCTTCACCGCCAAAGCCTTTAGTAAATAATGACTCAGCACTTGTTGATTCCCCACCTTCTAAAAGACCTTTGGCAATTTTCAAAGCATCGTTAAGGTCACGCGCTTTTTGCACACCTGCGCCCATACCTTCTTCCATACCTTCCATTGCGCCTTCACCGCCTTCAGCCATTTGCTCCTGTTGGTTTTCAGTTTCAACAGTGTATTGACCTTGGGCATCGCGTGTAATTGTAACTGCTAATTCTTCCATCTTCTTTCCTAGTTAAAGGGCGCTACGGTATGTAGCGCCAAGTGATTACTACTGACGTTGATTATACTGGTAACTGTATTCAATCAATAGTTGTTTTTCTTCGGCTTCAAGCTCTTTGACTAATGCTTTATCGCCTTCAACTCGCGCTTCATCTTGCTTATCTCGCAAATCTTTTACCTCTTTGATAATTGATTTAGTTTCATCGTAGAAGTCGAGCGTAGGTTGATGTTTACTGGTAAATTTATCAGTAGCTTCATCATCGCCTAATTTTTCATATTTTTTAAACTTATCGTAAATATCTTTTGCTTCTTTGCGTTGTGAGTTATAAACACGACGATAAGAGTCAATAGTGTTTTCTTTAACAAAGCCAGATACGATAGGTAAATTACTCACATTCATTTCGTCAGTATTTATTGAAGAAGTATAAATAGAGTTTACAAACTTATATAACTGGGTTGCCGCTGATCCACCAAGTGAATTTGTCAAATACTTCATTGTTTCGGGCGATACATCCACAAAGCCAGATTCCACTTTTGTTCCACCTGTCACTTTGTTCATCCATTTAGCAAAGTCGGAATACATCGTACCTCTTGTTGTAGACCATTCTTTTTCGCTATCTGGGATAGTGGTATTGTAAACATCTTCTGGGTAAATAGGTTTACCCCATTGATTTCTATTACTGGTAATAGAATAAAACGGTTTTAAAATCGTAGGTATAAAACTTGCCGCTAAGTCTTTATTATCCCATTCCCCCGATGCCATTGGATTAAAATAAGAGAAATTAGTAAAGAAAGAAGCAGTTAATTTATTAATTACTTTTTCTGGATCACCACCTAATTGAAGTCTAGCGATCGCTGTACCAAAATCTTTAAAGAATGATAGACCGTAAGCAAGTTTAGCATTTACTCGAAGTCCAGTTTCCTCATCTAATTTAATACCAACGTATCTAGTTTTTTCTTCTTCGGGAATTAACTCATCATCCCCATCATCTCCACCAAGTAGCGCTAGTAAATATCCAAGCATTACATAAGATGAAAGTATCGCAGTAGCTTGTACTTTATGCTCTCCTCGAATCGTAGCATCAATCAAATTTTCAGTACCTTGAATAGCCGCATTAAAGAATAAATAGGTTGCACCGAGTTCTCTACCAGCAATACCGCGTCGATTAAAGTTAATGGTTACATTTCGTGAAAGTTTAGCCGCTTCCTGTGGTGTCATACCGTTATCAACAGCGACTTTAAATGTAGATAAACGAGTTGCTGTTTCAGCGACATCGCCTAGATACGATAATAAGTTAGCTAATTTATTATCAACTATTGCTAATTTTAATTTATCAAGCGGATACTCATAAAACTTGGTATCCATCATTTTTGATTTTAAAACAGCCAAATTAAGCTCATCTGCCTTTTTTTCAATACTTGAGATAAAGGCTGTTCCCGATTTACCACCGTTATCAAGATAAGATTTAATTACTCGATTCCATTCCGCATTATCTGTTGACCCTTTTGCAATGTATTTACCAATTTGTATTGCCGACATTGGCGTTTTTAATAAAACAGTACCTGCATATTTAAATCCTTTTCTAGCTGTATTGGTGTATAACCCAACTGCCGGATCAACCCATATCCCATTGTTAATAATGAATACAGGATTCCAAATTGTGAAAGCATGGCGCAAAAATCTACCGAAAGCAGCCATAAACTTAAACATGGAGTAAATGTTCTCGTCACCTAGTCTATTAAACGCTTGTACAAATTCTGGATCGTTAACTGTAATACGAACTTGTTTACCATTGCGCCAATACGATATTTCTTCGTTTTGGTCATAAGGTTTTTTCATCAAAGTAACTTGAGGTTCACCGCCTACTTTAATAATTTCATATTCACGTTTAGATTGACCTGTTCGCGCTGTTTCAGCTTCAACGTAGCGACGCGCATCTCGTAACGTATCACGTTGTCCAATTTCGCTACCATGGAAATACATGACGTATTGCGCTTTGGCTTTACCCATAATAGGTTTCATTGGAGTAACTTCAGTTTCCCATAACTTAGCATCGGGATTATCTTCAATTAACTTGTATAATGTGGATTGTACATACATTTTAGAAGAACGAATGACCGCTCTTTCTAAATTCATAACAATGTTTTCAACAATTTGACTAGCACGAGATTGGCGACCTAGCATTTTTCTATCGAATTTACCTGATATAGAAAAACCTTGTCCGATATTTCCACGACTAGATTTTTTAGTTGCTTTACCAGTAACTTCATCGACTTCTTCAAAACCCTTCATTGGAACATGATAATCTGACGCATTATCCCATTCCTCTGCTTGCTCTGGTGAAATGTCACCCGATTGCACTAAGATTCGTTTAACTATGTTTTGAATGTTTTGCCAATCATCAACTAACTTTTCAAACTCTGGGTATTTATCACCCATTGTTTCTTTATATCTTTCAATAATAGCCGCTGACTCTGCATCAGTCATACCACTACCGCCTTCGCCTAATTTACGAAATGTAGGATTGATAGATTGGATGTAAGCATTACGACTAGGAGCGCCTTTAGCATAAAGAAGTAGACCGATTTCATCTTTGTTTACATTCATTTTCGCCATTCTATCAATTAGCGGTTGAATAAAACGCTCTTTAAGACTTTCCAATTGGTTCGCTGCGATGTTACCAGCCGCTTCCATAGCAAGTACCACGTCATTGCTTTCATCGACTTTCCCACCTTGTTCTCTAATTTTATCCATGGTAATGCGTATTCTCAATAAATCATCTTGAATCCATTTGCGCATAAATTGGAACTTGGTTTCAGCAGGTAAATTGAAAAGGTTTTCTTCGTTTTGAGCAATGTCAGCAAGTAGACCTCCTTTACCTGCGTTTTCAAAAACCATAGGGGTATTTACAATATCTCCATTACTTTTAGCAATTTCAGAAAGCGCTTTTAATACAGCGTTATCGGATTTTAAACCTAATATCGATTTAACTTTTTGAACAAACTTGTTGAGCCATTGTCCTGCACGGCTAACCCAAGAATCTTTTGCTTCAAATTGCTTTTGCAGAATTCTTGAACCGTTTACCGCCCAAAACTCCGATGGGCTAAGTAATTGATAATGCTCATTATAATTTAAAACATTGTTAGAAAAATCTTTTTCCATTTGTTTATTAGCTTCTGGATCGCCTGTTGATGCACGAAGCATATTATTAATGGCTCTAACTACATTCGCATCTTTTGTATTTTTCAAAGTTCTATCAAGTTCTTTTTTCCATGCTTTAATAACTCCGTCTTGAACAGATTCCGGCATCATCGTTTCAGTATGATGTAGAATTTCATGTGTAGCCACTGTACCGCTTAAATTTTTGTTGGTAAATAGCGTAATAACTTTTGAAACAGGATTGTAAGTCCCAGCAGCGCGACCTTCAATTTTACCAGATGTACCAATACCAAGTTCGTTTGCAAACTGAGGATTGTTTTCAAGTAACCATTGTGTCAAATCCGCTTCTTCTTTTGGAATAGTTCCGTCGGCAACACCTTTACGCAATTTAGCAATAATCCAATTAGCACCGCGTCTACGACCTGCTTCAATTTGACGAACATCTCTTGCGCTACGTTGCATTTCAAGACCGTCAATTACTTTTTGTACACCTAAACGGTAGCCTGCATCAGTTATTTTACCTGCTTCAAGTTGCTTTTCTAATCTAATTAACTTTTGACGAGCATTAATTTTAACTTGCTCTGGCACATTACTTTCGTATCTAGGCGGTAAATTAGAAAGACTTTCAAGTAATTTTGGAGATTCATTTTGTTGACTTTGAATTCGATCATATAAAGCATCGTAATCGTAAGCAAAAGTACCGTCTTGATTTAACTTAACACCACCGGTTTGATTAGCAATATCTGCACCTGTAATTTCAAAATCTTGAATTATCTTTCCAAATCTTTGTGCAATTACAAATTGATTACGCGACATATCATAAATATTTGAAGGGAGTGATTTACCTTCTCTATCTAATGCCGCTTTATAATTTTCAAGTATTTGTGGAATAACATCATTTGCTTCACTGGGACGAGTTTCAATTGTAGAAACATGAACACCATCAGCAATAATATCAAATGTCATTTTATTATTAACTTGACTTCTTATTCCAGAGCGCTGTCTAGCCATATCGCCTAATATTTTTTCAAGAACTTCACTTGATAATTTAGGTTGTAAATCAAAAGTTTCCTTACCTTTAGTGTCTTGAATCGGTGTAACAGTCGTAACTTCTTTACCAGCAACAGGTGGTAAGTCATTCCAATATTGTTCATGAATGGCAAATCCCTTTTCCCCATTAGCAGGGTTTGTGAACGACCATGAGTATTTATCAATTTCACGAGCTTGGTCATGCGTCAAATCACTACGCAATTTGATTCTGATAGCCTTACCTCTTTTGGTAATGTAATCAATAATCGCATCTGGGTCAGTAACTGATGTATCCCGTTTTGGTTTTGGTGATTTGCCCTTTTTAGCTTGCTCAGTTAACGTCGTATCAACATCAGCGCCAAATGGCTGTTCGTTTGTTACCATTCTTGGCATAACTTCAATGTTATCCATGCGAGTAAACAAATCTTCAATGTTATCAATATCGCTTAAATCTAAATAACGTTGCTGAGGAACATTACCTGTTGATGATTTTTCAATTACCACGATGCGAGTTCTAACACCTGTTCCTGCACGTTTGAAAGTAACATCTGGTAAATTGATACTCATGATTAAATGCGCATCAGGATTAATTTGTTTTCCTTTTGCATCATTACCATAAAGAAATTCATCAAGGCGTTTGATTGCTTGCCCCTCTGGTATCAATGCGACAATACGACCACCTTCGCGCAAATGGCTAAATGCTTTTACAACATGGTCGATTGCCGTTTTACCGGCAGTACCAAACGGAGGATTCATTACAATCGCATCGTATTTATTGATGATGTTTAAATCTTCAAACTTTTGACGTTTGATATCACCATCTTGGAATACCAGCGCAAGGCGTGAATTGAGTTCAGCACTTGGCTCAATTGCAGTTCTTTCTGCATCCGGTCTAAACCATCTTGCAATAGCACCGTGACCTGCACTTGGCTCTAGCATTTTTTCACCTTCTTTGGCATCAGCAAGGCGTGTCATAACTAAACCAACAGGTTCGGGCGTTGCAAAATAATCTGTGCCTTCAGCAGACTTTGTACGCGCATTTTTCTGTTGCTGTGCGTAGTAGTAAGAACGTGCCTTATCCATTTCAGTGACAGCTCTGGCAGCGGCTCTATCTTTCTCTTTTCCGCCTTTGCCTTCACCTTCATGTCCTACTGGGTAACTACCACTTAATTCAAACGCATCGATAAACGCATCACGAAGTCCGCGAGCAAACTCTCCAAGTGCTAAGTTTTCAGCCGCGCTTGCACGTCCAGCAATAGTGCTTGCAAATGCCCAACGCTCCCAGTTTGTTCCGGTATTTATATATCTGAAAATAGCATCTGACTTTTGACCTACTCGGAAGATACGTCCTTCTTGCTGAATAGCTGTAGTTGGCGCAGTCGGCAGACCAATGTTAATAAGCACACGTTGATGGTTACCGGTGGTGTCATGGAACGATACACCTTCTTTTGCTGATGCTGATTGCAAGAGCATTAAGTTTTTACCAGAATTATCATCATTAAATTTAGCAACGTCCGCAATACGAGTTTTACTATCCCCGTTGTATATCATCACGTCATCGCCAAATTCTTTTTTAAATCTCTCGATTGGCGTAACCATACTACCGGCAAGCGCTTCTCCACTGGTTAGGTCGGGAAACTTTTCTTGGAATTTACGATATTGTTGTTGCACTGCATCTTCAGTATAATCCATGCCTTGTGCGCCAAATGGATTTTTAACACCACCAACTTTGTAATCATGAAATACAATGACTTTTTTACCGGCTGCTAAATAATCACGAATAATTGGTACAACTTCTTTTGCCTTAATTGCTTCTAGTAAAAATCTACGCTCAAGACCGCCAAAGCGTTTGTTTAAAATATCCGCTAAATCACGCGCATTATTATCAGAAAGCCATTGGAGTGCTTCATCGATACGTTGACCAACTGCTGATTCAGTTAAAATAAAGCGACGATCATAATCATAATCTACGTTAAGCGTTCTGGCAGATACCGCGCCAGACTTTTTAAGTGTTTCATTGAATTGACGTTGCATATTACTACGATCAACTTTTGCATCGGGTTGCGTCAATTTGTTGTAACGCATTCTATAGCCAAGATGTTGCATAAAGTATTTCTCTTTAGCGCCACCAGAGTTATAGCCATTTGCTTCTTGATCCCCGTAAGTAAACAAATAACCTTCTGCATAATCGATATTGGATTCATGTGCAAAAGGCGTTGCCGATAATAAAACTACTTTTGTATTATCTTCCATTTTGTCCCAATCAAGTTTTGCTTGGGTGCGTTTTTTATCATATTCAGAATACTTATCGTCTTTGTATTGTTTGCGATTATCAATCTCATCTTGATACGCAATTTTGACTTCTGCACTATAGGGTGACACATCTTTGAATTTAGGTGTTTGTGATTTAAAATCCCATACTGTGAATTTATCAAGATATTCTGGCGCTTTGACTTTTTCTAGTTCAGTAATTAACTCTCTGTTTTTGCTATTGAACCAGAATGAAAATCCAAGATTATGATGAGTTAATGCGCGTAATTGATTTAGCGCATTAGTCACATCGCCTTGTTCATTTTGCATTAAATACTGCGCTTCATCGGTAATAATTAAATCCCAATCGCGATCCGCTAAAACATCATTATCACCAAAATTTGCATAAGTCGCACCAACAACACCACTACCTGCATCACGTTTATCTTTAAGTAAAGTAATATCAATTTTAAAGAATTTCTTAGCGGCTTTAATCCAAGAGTCTAAAATGTTTTGGGATGGCGCAATAACAATAATATTGTCTTTACCTTGATCCACAAAACGACGCATGATACCCAGACCGGTAAATGTTTTACCTGTGCCTGTACCATTGGTAAATAAAACGCCTTTTTCTTTCTCAAATCGTTTTTCAGCAAATGCAACATCGCTGACTTGCCCGTCATCTAAGAAAGGCATTTCTTGTTTGATATTACCGATATCCGCTGTTTTAATTTCTACACGTTGAGGTGTAGCGCCTTTAATTGCTTTTGAAGGCAGTTGCTTAATTGGATTGCTTCCTTCTCGTCTAACATCCATTCCTTTGAGGCTATCGTTACCGCTTCGTCTATTGTCAAGATTTCTGGCAGAGCTGGTCGTAGGTTGTCCTGTTTCGTTTCCAATATATAGTTCGTTATCGCTTTGTTCTCCACCAGTAAGGGCAGTAGATATTGAATCGCCACTGTCACTGTTGGCGATATTCCCTCTGCTACCCACTGGTTCGCTTGTTTGTCCAAAAATTCGAGCATCGGTGTCTGCTTCATCGTAAACAGGCTGTCCATCTCTTTCGTCAATAGCGTTTGCGTTTGAGATATATCGTTCCACACGCTTGTCGGTACTTGGTACATTTTCAATTTCCTTTGTTGGTTGAGCTGTAATAGTTTCAATGTCGGCTTTATCGACGCTGCTCGCATCATCCATATTTTCAAAGCCAGATGCACGAGGATCAAATTTAACTGCAAGATACCAAGATTTCAGATAGGGTTTAACGCCTGTTCCCATATCATCAATCATTGCTTTAGCATAAGCCGAAAAGGTTCTTGCCCCTTTTTCAATGTGATAACCAGCTAGGGTAATACCTGCGTTTATTAATTCTGGATCAAGTCCGCTATTTAATTGACCTAATTTGCTTTTTAAAATGGCACGAGCTTTTTCAGCGGCATCATCAGTAAAGATAGTATTGCCACTGGGTTTAGTTTTAGCTTTACGCTCCGGTGCAAATAAATCCCCCGAAGTAGTCATGCCTACGCCAAGAGCTTCATCAAATACCGTATTAAATTCTAAATCAGCTTTGCGTTTTTCTTCTGCTTTTACGTCTTTAGCCGCTTGCTCTTTATCCGTTAACTTTTGCGCTTCTTCGCGTTGTCTTACTTCTTGCTCGGTGTAGGTGTCGAGGATTTCGGGAGCGTTTTCTTTAATAGTTGCAATACTTGCATCTTTTGTTGTTTGGTCAGCATTTTCTTCTCCAATGGAATTCCAAAAGTCATCTGCTTCATCTTCAGATAGCGTGACAATGTTAGTAAGTAGTTGGTCAAAATCTTCGGGAGTTTCTGCCGCTTTGATTTCTTCAATTATATCTGGATTGCCAGATGCTACTTTCGATAACTCTTTAGCAAGTTCTTTTTGCTCTGCTTCAAAGGCTTTGTATTCTTCGGCTTGTTCAAGCGCCAATTGATGTTCAAGTCCTTGAAACGTATAGACTTGTTGCCCCATACCAAATAGCTTTGCATTTAATGATTGACTTAATTTAGCAATTAAATCGTTTTCCCCATCAACGTCATAACCTTTGCCGTTTAATTGTAACGCCATTCCATCAAAACCTTCGGAACTTGTTTTAGTAAAGTACCAACCTTTGAAATCAGAAAAACCCGCCCTATTTGCATCTTCCCGATTAATACCGCCAAGTTTACCGATAGTAGTTTCAATAGGTTCTAAACCAGTTACTGCCCGTAGGTTATTGGCAGCAGGTTTCTTTTTGGCAATAGGCTGAACTGTAGCAGGCGGTTGTTTAGATTTAACGTAAGATATTAAATCCTCATTTTCCGCACGAGTCCTTGCTTTAAAGAATTCTTCTTTTGCTTTTTCCCCTGTTGTAATCTTATCAAATTTATTTAAAAACCTTGTTTTAAGGTAATCTGGTAATTTGTCATATAGATTGTTTCTGAAAGGATGTTCAAAACTTTTAGAAAAACGATTCAGCAAATCTAAAGTTCTTTCATGTTTAGATTTTGCTTCAGTGTAAAGTTTTTGTACACTTGCCGCTCCATTGCTAGGTCGTTTTAAATTAGTTAGTTTTTTCTCTACAACGTCCTGCATATCCTCAATTAACAATTGATAAGTTGTTTTTGGGACAGATACTTTGTCAAATAAACGTCTATCTAAAATTTCTTCCTCAGTTAAGCCATTTGCAGTGCCGTATTCATTTTGAGATATTTCACCATTAAGCAATTTGCTTTCAAGTTTTGTTTCTACTTTAGGTGCAACTGACTTAGGTGTGGTGAAATTAGTATTCTGATACTTTTGCTCTAACGCATCCGCTATGTCCTTATTTTTCTTTGCTTCATCTGGATTAGTAGCACGAGTTGATGCGTTACGATATGATTCTACTTTATAAGAAGTCTGATTAAATGGTGCTGTAAATTCGCTTTCAGCAACAGCATCAATAACTTTTGGGTATAAGTCTGGATGCGATTTTGCTGTAACGTGTGGAAGCAAATAGTCTGCAAACCGTTTGATATTTAGTTTACTAATATCTTCATTGCCTGCTTGGACACTTTTAACCACATCACTGGCTTGATTAAATTCCGCTACTTTATTTTGCGATCCGGTAATGCTGTTTTCACGCCATTTTAAAATCTGCTCAATTAACTGTGGCTTGTTAATGTAAGATTTATTTACGCCTAGTGGTTGAGCCATTTCGCGTAGTTGCTTAACGCTAAGTCCTTGTAATTCCTCAGAAGTTTTATCTTTCAGCATTTCTCTATTTTGCTGAATGGTTCTTACCTTATTGAGCAAATCAGTTTTTGTACCGCTTGTTGATGCACCTGCAATTGTCGCAAGTGTTTTCAAATCTTCATGATTGAATTGTTGCAGTACGTCCGCATCTGACATTTTAGTAATATCAGTTTTTAAAATTTGATTGCCCACGCGATAGGGTTTTGGATGAGATGCTTTGTATTCATCCAATGTCATGTTTTGGTAAGCAGGCATTTCTGCTGTTGGTGTTTCTGCTACAGGTGTTGCTTGCGAAACATCTTTGTTAATTCGATTAATCGCATCATTTAATATTTGATTTTTGGCATTAATCGATTTCAATTCAACATTCAAAGGTTTATTTAAAATCTTTGCAGCCAAGTATCGATGATGACCATCTTGAATTTTTATTTCACCATCGCTATAAATAGTAGCCTTAATGGGTTCGCTCAAATCAACACTTTTTGCCCATTCTTCTTCAGATTTACCGCTTGCCTTTTGAGAACTGATAGCCCAATTAATTTCAGTTTGATTAAGTGGTTTTAATTCTTGCGGCATTATTTTAGTAACTTCTTTTACATCACCATAATATTTACCATTAGGTTCATTGTAATAAGTGGTTACTGGCATTTCTGCTGTTGGTGTTGCTTCAATCTTTCTTTTTTGTACTAAGTAGCTATCATTTTGCCAAGGTACAACCCTATATTCATTTTTAGGCTCTATCTTTTCCATAGATTTTGCCATTTGATTTGCATCACTTAGTGAATTGGTTGGGAAATGAAAAACCCATTCACCCGCAGCATACGCTTCATCTTCTTTTTTATTAGCCGATTCTCTTTCTAAGTTATTTAACTTATCTTTTACAGCAATCTCAGCTTTACGAGTTCCTTCAAAATGGCGCTCGTTATCTGATGTTTCTTCAGCATAAATTGATTGTATTTCTTCTGGCGTAGATGCTTGATTAATTCGTGCAACACGATCCGAATTTCTTGTTTCATAATCTGCTGTGGGGATTAATACCTTAGATAACTCTTTTACTGTGTCTGAAGTGAGTAGACCGGTAGACTTGGCGCTATTGTAAATAGACATAGCGTCGTCTTTGCTAATAGTATTGTTTTCAATTTCCCCAAGTGCTTTTTTAATATCGTTATTAATTACATACTTAGCAAAAATACTTGGGTTATTACCTGAAAATTCATTCCGTTTATTTTGAGTTTCCTCATAATTAATTGGCGCATTTGAAACCGGATTAGGGTCAACGAATGTATTTTTCTCGATGCTTCCCCATCCGCTTGCCTTTTTTTCATAAAATGGAGCAGGATACATTAAATCCATAAAATCATAATGCGATAATGTTTCCGCCCCATTAACACCCGCTTCGACATACGGTATCAAGTTAATCACGTTACCATCTTCATCTTTTTCAACAGATTTAATTGGAATTCTGTAACCATCGTAAGCAACTAATACGTCACCTGCTTCTACTGAATTAAACGCATCTTTAGTATTTTTCTCACCTACATAATCGCCTTTTGTAATGTCTTTTAAATTAATTACGGTTGGCATTTCTGCTGTTGGCATTTCTGGCGCTTGCTCAATCGGTGTAACCAAATTAGTGTAATGATCCCTTTGCGCCTTATTGAGCGAATATTTCTCACCTGTTGGAAGATATAGCATTCCGCCTTTAAGCTCTGCGCCACCTTGTTCTACTGCTTGACCAATAAAATCTAAACTTTCTTGTGTAGCATCTAACTTATCTGGTTTAGGAGCGGGAGGCTCAATTACCGGTGGTTCAACTACAGGTGTTGCCGCTTGAATGTCTGCTTCATTTTGCGCTTGAGCGCGAGTGGTGTCATGCCCGAAATTATTAGCTTCAACAATATTGGTGAACGTGTCGATAGCTTCTTGCGGTGTTGTCGTTTTATCCAGTTCTGTTGTGATAGTTTCATTGTCCACAATAGGCGCTGTGGTATCTACCGTTTGGGCAGGTGGAGTAGGGTTTAAATTCTCATCTCTAAAAATATCCGTATAGGCTCTTAGGGTATCACTAACTGGTGCTTCTGTTTGAGTTTCCGCTTGAGTTTCCGCTTGAGTTTCCGCTTGAGTTTCCGCTTGAGTTTCCGCTTGAGTAGTATCAATAGGCGCTTGTTGTGGTTTACCACCAGACGCAGCAAAATAAGCATTGCGCTCATCTTCTGTCATGCCTTTGGCTCTATCGATTTCTTTTTGACGCAATATTTCATCACCGGTTAATGTCTGAGCAGTTTGGTCTACAGTGCTTATTAAAGCATGACCACCGCCCATTGTAGCACCTGTAACCAAGCCTATTGCCGCAGCGTTTGGTACACCTTCAAATAAACTTGGTTTATCTAACGCATAGTTTTCAATAACCTTTTCAGCAGCCGATTGAGATACTTCTTCAGCCCCTTCAATACCCATTGTTAACAATACTTGTTTATACAGATTACTAATAGTTTTCGATGCTTCACCTGTTCCTGCTGATAAGGTATCAATATCTGATATACCTAATTTCTTAGCGGCTACGCTACCAATACCAGCTAAGAACGCATCGGCTGCACCAGCGCCTACCGCTGAGGCTGATTGAGCTGGTGTGGTTAAGCCGTCTGGTGTTTGTTGACGAATACCTTCTTCTGCTTGCCCCGATCCAACAATAAATTCACCTGCTCCTGCTCCAAGCATTCCGCTGGCTTTACCTAATGCTTTGATACCTTGTGCCGCTCCACCAATTCTCCCACCAACATATGACGCTGGAAGTGATTCAACAGCCGCGTTAATAGTTGACAATGGGTGCGTTACCATTGATTCAACTGTTCCACCAAATGTAGGTTCGCTTTCACGTTCTTTTGCAGCCGCTTGTTCTTCTGAAGTTTGGCGAGAAGTTAACCAGTCTTTTGCTTCTTGGAAGTTAACGCCATTATCTTCTAAGGCTTTACCTACTTTACCCCCACTGGCTATATCAGCAACACCTGTTATAAATTCTGGAATACTTATTAACCCTTTCCCCATTGATAAAGATAAATCCTCTGCGGATTTTCTGTAGGTTTCAATAGGTGAATTGTAAAGTTCAGCAGCAAATTTCTTAGCACGTTGATAGGCTTCTTCAGTTGTCGATAAGTTTTGATCATCGATTGAAGTGTCTACTGGTTTTTGAGGTTCGGGTTTCATCATCCAATCTAAGGCTTTACCTGCCATAGATTTGTCGCCTTCTGGCTGTTCTGCTACAGGTTCATTTACTTTCGCAGTGTCGGCTGATATTGGAGAGTCTTTTAACGAGTCCCAATTAGAAATTAAGTAATCTAGCGCTTCTTCTTGGGTTGCGCCTTCTGGCGCTTCAATATCGTATTCTTTTCCGTCTGGTGCTGCAAAAGTAAATATAGCCATTTGTTTAATTCCTTAAAGCGCTGGGCGCACTGCTCTTAATGTAAATCCAGTTTTATCTGGTGCTGTTGATGCAATTTTAGTCGCTTTATAGTTATCTACAAAATCTAATAACCTTGCGTCGGGTTCAATGCCGTTTGCTCGAAGTAGTGCAACTGATTCTCTAGCACGAATATAACTTTCGTTCATATCTTTAGGTGTAATGCTATCAGTTTCTACCCACCATTTTGTGCCTTTTTTCTCAGCATCTTTGACAGCCGATTTAATATCGTTTTGACCAAATCCCGCTGCAATCATAGCCGCTGGGTCACCGTTGGTTGTCTTGTAAACATCCGCATAAAATTTCGGAGCAACTCTATCTTTTTCAGCATTGGATATTTTACCGTTAGCGTCTTTTTTAGCACCATAGAATTCTGCCGTTGAGTTAGTTAATTGCCATGTACCTCCAGCGCTTGACGTTGGATTTTGAGCATTAACACCTTTACTGCCCGATTCATGTTGCTTAACTACGCCACCAAAGATAATGTCGTATTCTTTTTGTTTAGCAGGATCATCCGCTTTAAATGGTGCAGGACTATAGTTTGGTTTATCTTGTTCTACAATCTTACCGCCATTTACTTTGAATTCATTATAAGCATTGGTGAACGATTGCGCTGTTTTAGCGTTGGTATCTTGAGTATCGCCCCAACCTTTAGATTTTAGCGCGTCGGCTTCACCTAGATTCTTTAAGTTCGTACCTGCTTGCAAATTAGCATAGGCAATAGCCTTAGTTTCAACTTCTTTAGGGTTGATAGGCGTTGTATTTTCTGCCCATTTCTCTTGACCTGTTCGCGTATTAAGTACACCAGTAATTTCAAAGAAAGATTTACCATCTGGCGTTACCACTTTTGACAAGGTTTTATTTTCATCCCCTGTTTTACCGCTCATTTGCCCTATTTTAGTAGCAATTTCAGAGCGTTTAGTTGGATCGGTTTCATTAACTAGCTGCCGTTGCATATCTAGTATCAATTCGTCTTGCTTACCTTTTATTTCTTTTTCTGCTAGGTTTGATTCGGCTAACATCCCTTGCTTCTTGATAGTTTCAATTTCAGCTACGGTTTTTTGACCTTGCAAGGTATAGGGATCATTTACCATTCTTTGTTTACGGACTTCTTCATCCGCTTTGGCTTGACGTTCTTCGCCTTTTGTAATGGTTTCGTCTGCTGATTTACGATCATATTCATAATCAGATCGTAAATTCTTTCTACCTTCCAGTCTTATAGCCGCTTCTTCAATTCGTGCTTCACGCTCTGCATCCGCTTTGGCTTTAATCTCAGCATCTTGATCCTTGCTGTATTTATTTATCATTGCCGTGCCTAGACCTTGCGCAGCGCCTAAGGCGAAACTGGTTAACATTCCATAAGCCATGACTATTTACCTCTCTTGACTGGTTTATTAGGCGCTGTGCTTTTAGACTTCACTGCCTGCATCTTATTGCCAACATACTCTTGATGCGTTTGGTAATCCTCAATTTCTTGTTTACCTTGAGCAATTGCCGCTTTGAGCTGTTCGGGCGTGATGCCCATTTGCTCAAATAGCTTATCGGTAGTGCGCTTGGTTGTCTGTGAGATGATTTCCGGAGTGACTGGTAGCTTTAAACCGCGTTCGGCAAAGTCTAGCACCTTGCAGATAGTTGTCGTTCCTGCAAAAACTAGCACTTCTGCCGGTAGGCTTTTCTTTGATTGCTGATAGAGTAACCACATTAAACCGCTGACGCCTTTACTGACCGTTTCAACTAGGTTCTGTTGGCTGTCTGGATTCTTGACTAGTTCCATATTTTGGTGGGTTTTAGGATCAAACATTAGAGTTTCAGCAGCTAGAACCGTTTTGTTGTAGCGCTGCTTATTCTCTGGTGATACTTTTGATTCGATATTATGCTGTATATCTATCAGCATTTGATTAGTCATGCCGCCTGTTGAGCTTTTGCCTGCTGGAGTATCTGTTTTATTTTTCATTGTCTATAGTCCTGCGTTAGCATTTAAGCCGGCATTAGCATCAAGTGTATTGCGTAGAGTCGGCACACTGTTTAGATTAGCAGTACGCTGATTGCGTTGCGCTTGTTTGTATTCATATTCCCTTTGAGCGTTGGCGCTTGCTAAGTTTTTATCCATCATTGCCGACCCACCTTGGAGTGCGCCCCATCCAGCAATTACATAATCTTTTTCAGTCATGCTACCTAGCAGCTTATCTATAAATCCGCCACTAGATGTCGCTGCCGTGCCTGCTAAATTGCTTGCCGAGCTTGCACCGATTGCATTTAAAGCATTGCCGCCTGCTGCATTTAAGCCACTTCCTACTTGTCCCATCAATCCTGTACCACCTTGCCCTGCCATAGTTATCGATTGCGGAGTGACTGCCGATAGGCTATTGGATGCCGCACCACTTAGCCCCATTGTAGTTTGATTGGTTAAAGGCGCTGCGTTGGCTAATCCTTGGGGAGTAACTGCCGCTAAGTTACTTGCCGCTGTGCCTGCTTGCCCTAATGCTACTGAAGTTTGAGCAGCTGCGCTTGCTGCATTAGCTGCATTAGCTGATTGGATACCTGCCGTTCCCATAGCAAACTCCCCACCGGCAGCAAGCGAAGCCACAGCACCGGATGCAAGCGAAGCCACGCCACCAGCTAACCCTACAATTGCACCGATTTTCATTAAGCCTTTATCGCCTGTTACCATGCCGACGACGCTCATTGCTGTTCCTGCTACTGCCGCTATTGTACCGATTGCGCCCACTGTTGCTAAAACCGCTGTGCCAATTGCCGCCATTGATCCAACTGTTGCCGCTGTGCCGATTGCTACGCTTGCTGCTGTGACTGCTGGAGCGATGAAGAAAGGCATTTCCTTTTGTTTGAAAGGAGGGAGATGTGGGTTGCCAATCGGCAATCCCATTTGATCCATTTGCCGACGAGAAAATGATTCTCCCGCCACAAAGTTTATTTGTTTGATTGTCATAACGTCCTCACGACGATGGAGTAAAAATGAAGTGTAAAGATTTTGCGCGATTGTATCATATCAATACTATAATAGAACCATGTCAGAAAAAAGGAGGTGATCAACATGGCTATGAAAAAAGGCAAAGGCGGTAAAGGTGGTGGCGGTAAAAAATGCTAAGGTAATTAGCAGGTAAAACGTTTTATTTGTTTTAAGTTAGATGAGCCTGTAGGAATTTAAACCTACAGGCTTTTTTGTGCTTACTAGTTTAGTTTGAGGAGCGGTTGCAGTTCGCTTACTCTGTCTTTGCATAGCAGGTAAATGTCATCATAGGGGAGTTGTTCCCGCAAGCCGTCACCAATAGCGATACGAATAGCCGTTTCGATCATTTGTAGAACACATAATTGGCGTGTATCAAGCGTGTCACGTTGACCTTTATCTATACCAATGACTTTGTTTGTCATGATAGTGATATTAGGATAAAAGAACTGGGCGTTCTTAGAACCGTTAGCCGTCGCGTATTCTACCAGTTCCTTGATTGCGTCTGTTTCATCTCTGCGCACCTGCTTACCTTGTAGCCGCGCCATATCTCGATTGGCGATTTGCTTTCTAGCATCTCGGAAGGCTTTAACCAGTTTTAACTTCAACGCTACGACGTTCGGATTATTTCGCATTAAGGTTAAGACGAAATAGCATTGATCCTCTGTGAGTAGGGCAAACTTTTGAATTTTATAACCGCGTTCGCCTTCTACTTTCACTGCCTCCGTTTCAAATCGCATCAGTGAAAGTGAGGCTAATTCTTTTTCGTACTTTGTTATTGATGCAAATATGGTTCGATGACGATGGTCTAATTGACCAGCAAGTAGGCGGGAGTCAATGCGCAATTCTTTTTTGATTTGGATAATATCCATTTTGAAACCTCATAAGTTAAATAAAAGCCACGATGGCAATTGAATTTTAGCAGGTAATTATCACCAGGCAATACCTTTAAGGTTTTTTGTGCCTGCTGATTTGTGCCGCAGAGGATGCTTTGCTTGAAGCCTGCCGGCAATGATTGCGGAGGAGCTGAAAGGATAATAGCGAATCGCTATTATCCCGTTTTCTTCAATTAAATCAAACACATAGCCAAACAGCTCAATAATTTTACGCTAAACAATATTATTAAAACTAATTAACTAAAATAATATTGTTGATTAATTATTTTACATCGAATATTCTGTAATCCCCTCGGGGTGAAACAAAAAACAAACTAAACCGGAGAATAAAAAATGACTTTCAAACTTCACATGACAATGGGGAGCGCTAAAATGGAGAACATCCCGTCTTTCAATACCCCAGCAAGCTCAAATCCATTTTGTCTTAAAATGAATGGATCAAACGACAAAACAGTAGTTTGCACTAGATGTTATTCAATTAACACTGAAAAGCGTTATCCAAAATTAATAAACGCATTAGAGCGCAATGCCGATCTCTACAAACGCATTTTGCTCGATACCGAATTACCGCGTTTAAATTTTGCTATTGCTCGTTTTGACAGTTTTGGCGAAGTACATAATGAAATTCATGTACTTAACTATTTTAATCTTGCGCGTAAAAACCCAGAAACCACGTTCGGCTTTTGGACTAAACGCAAAGATTTAATAAAAGCAGTGCTATCAATGGTTAGCAAACCAGCTAACGTGATATTAATTCACTCTAGCACTAAACTTAATAAAGTGGATCGCCTGCCTGCTGGATACGATAAAGTTTTCACTGCACATAAAAAAAGTGATTTATCAGCTAACGTCGATATCAATTGCAGTCAAAAATGCAATGATTGCCGTTTGTGCTATTCGCATAATGATGTTGTATTTATTAATGAAATCGCAAAATAATCGGAGAGTATAAAATGAAACTCAATAAAACTTATCAGTCTACACTTGATGCACGTCGCCAAACAAACCTAATTCATTCAAGCTGGAGCGTATTTTACAAAGGTGAATATATCTGCGGAGCTGTTTATAACGGAGAGTCTATCATGTCTGTTTGCTTTCCGTGCGGTTTAGTGGTGTTAACTAAATCAAAAGACATTGCTAAAAAGTTTATTCGCGATTACAAAGCAGGGAGATTAGAAGCATGAAAATGAAACAGGCGCATTACAACATGATGAAGGATGCTATCAAAGCATTGCCACGCGATCAAATGCTGGCATTCAAAGCAAATGATTTAGGCAAAAACAAAGAAAAATTTTTCATATGGGGATTGTTTAAAGCGGCAAAACTACACTTTACCGCTACTGATTTTCTTTATCAGTATCTTGATGATAATCACATTGAAACAGCGCTCAAACGCATAGCCAAAGAACTAGATTACATTTAACCGGAGATATAGAAATGATTACCTTGTTACTCGATAACGACACCGTTATTCCAATGACAACACGAAAAGATATAGGCGATATGGTACACACGCAAATACTTGATGAAAATGGTGCTTTAATCGACGTTAGCGGGCGTGTAGTGGATATCATGGAGGATTACAGCGACTGGGAATAGTTCAGCGTGTAACGGCTTAAAGATAAGCCGTTATGCAGTGCGCTATTGCACTAATTAACTTAAACCGGAGATATAACATGAATACATTTTACGACGTGGTAGTTGGATCAATTTTGACAACAATTTTCACTGTAATTTTTGTAGCTGAACTAATTATCATTTGGGGAGAATAAGCCATGTCATCATTCAAACTTGATACTAATAACGAATTTTCAGCTAAATGCCGCACCTGTTTTCCTAACTTGCGCTACCGGATGACTTTATCGATTGGCGAATGGAATAAAGTACACGGTTCAAAAACAGACTACTTTACGGTAGATGGTAAAAAGATAGGTTTTAAAATTGTGCGCCATTATGACCGCAAGGGGTTGCCAATTTATAACGACAAACAACGCATTTATATTTACACTGGAGAATAACCATGATGACCTTTAAACAATACATTGAATCACTAAGCGCTGAATATATTCAAATGCTTCACATGGAGGACGTTCACTTGTTCCAAGCATACAAAGAATATGTTACTGCGTGGAAATCACTCGAAGCAGAATACGGGGAGATTAAAAATGCTGTTCGCTAAAAAGGCAATGAAAGTAAAAGTTCCTAAAGCCTTAAAAGTTTCACGCGGTAGACCTAAAATTGATCCGCGTAAAAAATCCAGACATTATCAATTATCAATACAGGGAGATTTAATTGATTTTCTTGAAAGCGCTGGACTCAAATCAAAATCGGCTTTTGTGAGTTTAGCAATTCGGACGATGATGGAATTCAAAAAATACCGCTCACTGCCGTATGACAAATGTTTAGATTGTGGTTGCGATATGACAGCGCCACTCAATCCAATGGACGGTGCAAAAACATACGTTGATGAAGATGGTAGAGTGTTAGATGTTTTTGTTCAATGTGAAGGCTGTGGTGGTCGTGCTGGACATAGGCAATATGATCCGAAAAACCACGGACTAGAATCAGAATAAAATATTAGCCGGTTAACTGCCGGCTTTTTTGTCTGCGACAAAGCGACACACTGGACATAGTTTTTTCTATTTATATATTTTTTATAAATCAATTCATTTTTTAGCCAATTTATTAATTATTTCTCTTAACCAATTATTATACAAAACTATGTCTACTATGTCGCAGAGAGTAGAAAAGGTAGATAATATAAGGGTTAGAGGGTGCTACATAGTGAGTTTAAAACTATGTAGCAAATACATAGTTAGTTTGTCGCAGACAAAATTTTGCTTTTTATGTCTGCGACACTGTTTAAAATCTTAAATCTTGTAATACTCCTTAACTTTCTTGATTGCTTCATTCTCGTCAAACGTGCTTCTACGCCAAATCGTGTGTTTTTTCCGCCCTCCATCGCTTGTCGGTACATCGATTCTCTTGTGAACTTTCTCGTAGCCAATCTGTAAAAGTATCCGAGTCAGCGCTGACGTTTTCGGGAGCTTTAAAACTGAAGGTTCAAACTCCTCAAAATTAAGTTTCCCCAGCAATGTAATATCGACTATGTTTTCGTTAATGACTTCGCAGTGGTAATGTGCAATCAAATCTTTTACTTCTTCAAATTCATGCGACACAGAATAGCCGATCATCTTTTCACGCGACAAGGTTTTAGGCGCTCGCCCTTTCGCTGAAAAATCCGCGCTTATCACCCGATTCATAAAGTAGTGGCAAAGTGCATCCATCCGTCGATCAGTTTCTGAAAACAGTTTCTCAAAATACCGGTTGGTTTCCTGCTCACCACCAAGCAGTGCAAACAAATGTTCCTCCGACTGACAGCGACTATACAAAACGCAATAACGTCTATCACCATTGGTAATCGGCAAAGCATCTTGGTAATTAGTCAAAAGAAAATACGACGTGAAATTCGGAACAGTCCGAGAGTTAGAAAACTTTTCTTCAATTTGTATCGTTTCGTTTGTAATGTATGGCTTCATAGTATCGATAATCGACCAGCGGTTATCACCAGATAGTCTTATCTCCTCAACAATATTCAACACTGAACCATACGCCCATCCCGAAAACGTCCCTTTCGTGAACTGTTTAGGATCAAGTTGCGTGGCATTCGACCCAAGTATTCCCTGCAAAATGCGAGTAAAGTATGTTTTACCGCCACCTTGCGTACCCTGCAAAAGCACTGCCCAGTTCACCTTGCTACCAATGTTTTGCACAACATGGCACATCCAGTCCAGCAGTATCGCCCTTTCTTTAGGTTCAACCAGCGTAAATTCCAAGTGCTTGAGCATCATATCCACAACACGCAACCCATCGTCGTCCATCACTTCACATGGCAACACACCGCGCTTCTTATACGAGTTTACATACCGCAGTCCATCGTTATCATTAACGAAAATCCCATCATTCTTACTCGCCCAGTACATGGTATCGATGACTGTATCCATTTTCCAATCAACGAGCGCCATCGACGATGCTGATCTTTCCGCTGCGACGCATTCATCCATGCGATCAAACTCCGCGTTGAATGCTTCGCGCTTGATAGAGTAGCCGTGCTTTAAGTTATGAAACTCCATTGGTCGTTGTACATAAACCCAGTTGTTCAACCACGACGGCATCTCCTCAACAACCAGTCCGCCCTTCTTCGGTGGGCAAAGCTCACGAACAATGGCTGACTTCGTCATCCCCTCACCTTTACCCCAGCGGTCGTAAATGTCCTGTGCGATTTGCTGACGCTTGGTTAATGTCACAGCGCTGAGTGGTAATTTACGCAACTTATTGCGCACATCCTCATACGCACGGTCATTATCAACCGACAGACCTTCCGACCCAGTGACAAAGATTTCTTTCACCTGCTTCTCGACAATCTCCCCAACACTTACCCCACTGTCCTTGACCATCTTAATCACTGTGGCAAACGTCAACGGGCGTACTTTCTTTTCCGTCTTAAATGATTGCCATTTGCGGTCAATATCTGCCGCGTTAAACTTATCCGAGTTAGCAGACCAGTGAAGCCAAAGCAACTTCCCTTCATCCGATCCTCTATATTGATGATGCAATGCCTGCCCGACGGTAATCCACGTCGAGTAATCACCTGCCGCTTCAACCAGTGCATCGAGATTGGCTTCAACCAGTGCATCACTGACATCAATTGGTTCATGCGCGAGTGCAAGCGAGAGTCCCTGCATATCATCCGCGTCATCATCCGTATCATCCACATCGAATTCAGTTGTCAAGTATTCCTTGACAGTTCCCTGCACCAGCTTTTCAACAGGAAAGGCAAGCGCTACCTCCACATCAACCTCACTGCCCTCCATCACCATCACGAAAGCCGACTCAATCGAACCAGCGCTAACACTTGGCATATACATAAACTGAGCAGGCTTAAAAGCACTGTCATCAATAATAAAACTGCTAAACTCCGACGCGAACCAGTGCATCACGGCAACGTACTCCTCCGCGCTGACCTCCCGTGACAGTGGTAGCACTATACGAAAGCGATTAGCGTTATCTGTACTACGCCATGTTGAGTACGCAACCAGCGCAAAGCCGGTCATCTCCAGCTCGAACTCAATCTCGCCTTTGCTCATTGCGCATTCATCAACGTCAATGGTCAAAAGCGAACGCCCAAGCAGGTTCTCTGTGTTGCGATAACCACCACTGAACCCACCGCCACAGAACCAGCCTTCCTGCTCTTTGGTCTTTGCGACTTTGTGCTTACCAAGTACCGTGCAAATTCGCTCCCATGTCACCTCTTTATTGCGACAGACAGCGCTGTTCTTATCCCCGCGACTTATGCGGTACGTTTTAGTAGACGCCACCATAAACAATCCTCGTTATCTTTTAATTATTGGTAAATCAACTGCCTTAATTGCCCCATCGGTTAATTGCTCAACCTGTATCGCCCTGTTTGCCGGTATCTTTCCTTCAGTTACCCAATACGACACCGCTGCTTTAGTGACGCCTAACTTCTTTGCTAACACAACCTGCTCACCACCAAACCACTGCACCACATCATCAACGGTCACACCGTCATAAAATTCTTCATTTTCCATTTGCATCTCTTTGTGAGTTAAGTTAAGATTGACTCTCATTTTACAACAACAGAGGAAAAACACAATGAATGATTTAACAATACTCACAAACACCCAACTTGGTGAATTCATTTCACTCTCATTAATACATGGCACAAACACTCAGTTTAGCTATGAGTTATTGCATGAAGTGGCAGAGCGCTTAGTGCAAACGGATGAAATTATCAAAGCAGGTATCAGTAACGGTATTCATGAAACGCTAACTAAGCAATCAACTGCGTTCAAATTCAGACTTGAGGATGTTGTCAAAACGCTTGATGAAACGTTAGCACCTGCAATTATTGAAGATAACAAAGAAACTGTTGAAATCATCACTGACATACAGCACCACGAAGCAATGAACAAAGCGATGAAAGTAGATAGAGATGAAGGCAGAGCAGGATTATCTAGCACTAAGAAAACAGCCATTGAACAAGTAACCGAACAAGTAAAACCTAAAGTAGTAAAGAAAAAAGAAAAGCCTGTAGAAGTAGAAGTGGAAGAACTCGCTGAAGAACCTGTTGAAGAAGTAAAAGAACCTGAACTTCTCATAACATCAAAACTATTAAAAGAAATGGCGCTTGAACTGCGTCAACGCAACGCTGTTCCTAAAGATAGCATTATAGATAAGTTAACTGAACTGGGTGCATCCAGCACAATGACGCTTGCGCCTAAACACTATGCTGAATTTTATAACTTCTTGGAGAGCTTCAATGTCTAATGAAGAAGCACCTAAACACTCTTTACTGAGCGCAAGTGGAAGTGCCACTTGGCTATATTGCTCCGGTAGCGTCGCAGCGCAAAAGCCTTATAAGGAATCCCGTAGCGCATTTGCAGACGAAGGCACGGCAGCGCATGAGCTTGCAGAGATATGCTTGAAAGGTGATCTCAATCCGTTTGATTTTGAAGGTAAGCAATTACCCGAAACAAACTGGATAACAGTAGATAAAGCCATGTGCCACCATGTAAATGATTACATGGATTTCATTGCAGAACACAAAGGTCATAAAATCTATGAGCAAAAACTCGACTACAGCGAGTACGCGCAGGACGGGTTTGGTACAGCCGATTGCATCATTCTAAATGACGATAACGTAACGATTATCGACTTGAAGTACGGTAAAGGCGTGAAAGTTTATGCTGATACTACGCAAACCAAAATCTACGCGCTAGGAGTCTATAGCGAGTTTGGTATGCTCGAAGATATCAAGACCATCACAATGATTATCTACCAACCGCGACTAGACCATATTGATGAATTGACAATAAGTATCGATGAGTTACTAGCATTTGGTGAGTGGGTAAAAGAGCGAGCAGAATTGGCTATGCAGGAAAACGCCCCACTGACTGCTGGTGAGAAGCAATGTCAATGGTGTAAGCACAAAGCACGATGCCCAGAGCTTATGCGCTACACAGAAAATGCCATTCAAAACGAGTTTGGTTTTTTCGACGAGCTACCCAGTGTAAACCGGTTATCCGACGCAGAGCTTAACCTTGCACTGAGTAGCGCAACACTGATTAAATCATGGCTGAGTGCCATTGAAGAACACGTCAGAGAGCGCTTAGAATGTGGCGATGGGTTTACCGGCTACAAACTTGTCGAAGGTCGCAGTTCACGCGATTGGGCAAATATTGATGAGGCAGAAAGTGCGTTACGAATTGACCATACAGACGAGGAACTTTACGAAATGAATTTTATTTCTGTGGCTAAATTCGAAAAGTTAGTAGGCAAGAAAACCATAAAAGACTTTGAAAATCTGATAGTTAAAAAATCGGGCAAACCAACCGTTGTGCCAGAAAGTGATCCAAGAAAATCGTTGTCAGTTTCTGCAAATGATTTTTCTGAATTTGACGATTGACACAAGTAATAAATCAATCTAAACTTAACTCAACTTATCTCTCCGGTTAAGTTAAAACGAGGATGGGAAATCACTTAATTGGCGATTTATCAATAACCCATCCTCACCTAATCCCAAAACCATAACGCTATAAGCAAGAAGGCTAAAATGTCAGAAACATTAATTAAATTAGGCGACGTTCGTTTATCATTCCCATCTCTTTTCAGAAAAGCAGTATTTGAAGGAGAGGAAACAAAATTCGAAGCTACCGTCCTAATGGAAAAAGACAGCAAGAATCATAAAATTACTCAAGCGGCAATTGATAAATTCATTGCGCAAACATTTAAAGACGGTGCGCCTAAAGGTCTTAAACTAACTTGTTTTCAAGATGGCGATACCAAAGACGTTGATGGCTATGAAGGTATGATGGCGCTTAAAGGCTCATCGAACAAACGCATTCCAGTATTCGATAAAGACCGTTCGCCCATTACCGAAGAAGATGACAAAGTTTATGCTGGATGTTACGTCAATGCTATTTTTGACTTCTGGTATTCAGATCATAAAAAAGGCGGTAAACAAATTCTATGTAATCTCCTTGGTGTTCAATTCAAGAGAGATGGCGAAACCTTCTCTGATGCTAAAGTTGCAAGCGCTGATTTATTTGATGACGAATCAGAAGAAGATGATTTTTAAATACTCTGTGTCCTCAGTGTGGTGAAAAGACGATTGGATTAACATCGTAAAAGTTAATTGACAGCCGGAAAGACGGCACTATGAAGTCATAACAGACTGGCTCTAAGGTGGTCGCGATCATTAACGTGATGATGTTAACGCTCTATGGTGTAAGTCCTCACCTGTTATGACTTGATAGTTAATGCGTAGGCTGATACGCAGCGGTAATGGCACGTCGGTGCAAATAGGAAACTTGGGAGTGGTTGAAAGTACACCACCGAATAACACTAAGCCGGATATCAGCACCGGCAACTATCACTAAAAGCATTGCTTGTAGCGTACCGCAATTCGCAACCTTGCAGCCTTTAATATCGGTAAAGCGCACTAGCTACGCGCTCGATTCGGGTTGAGATTATCGGTGACGGTAATTCACTAACTACATAGGGGAGATTAGAACTGATTGTAGTGGGGCAGTAAACAGTGCTTTTAGTGATAGTTAAACTGATTATTTAGCTATTGGCTTTTGTTGAATGTTTTAAGCACATTATATTTCGAGTGTATAGTGTGTTGCATTAAATCCTAGACACGCATACGCCAATATGCGTGTCGCCCAATTGGGTTTTTAATAAGTAAGTGTATTTACTAAAACCTCAAGCTCCACCTAAAGACCTCACCGACAATTTGTTACTCCAGATTGTCGGTTTTTTTATATTCACAAATAGGACACCCCTATGAATACTTACATTATTGACACTGAGTGTTATAAAAACTATTGGCTATTTTTAGCCGTTAATCATAAAACAGGTGCATCGCTTGAAATAGAATTGTTTGGCGAAGATGCAAAGTTAAATGAGCAGCAAGCCAAAAAGATACAGCGTCTATTTCTTAATCATGAAACCGTTTCATTCAATGGGTTAAACTACGATATACCTGTTATACATGGCGCATTGGACGCATGGGATTGCTCAAAGTTACACAAACTTTCCACAAAAATAATCACAGATCAGCGCGTTACTTGGCAGATACTCAAAGAGCATAACCTCCAAGTCCCTACTTACGATAAACATATCGACATTATCGAAATCCCCATTGGACAGGCATCGCTTAAAATTTACGGTGGGCGTATTCACACCCAGAAAATGCAAGACTTACCAATTGATCCTAACGAGTTAATAAAAGATACTGAGCGTAGTTTGATGCGCAAGTATTGCAGAAACGATACGCAAGTGACCGGTGAACTGTTTGACAAGCTCAAAGGGCAGATAGACTTGCGCAAAGAGATGACACAGCAATACGGCATCAACCTTAATTCAAAGTCCGATGCGCAGATTGCTGAAGCGATTATTAAATCAGAACTGTCGGCATTGACGGGGGAAAATTACCGCCCAACAAAATTAGATAATAATTACACATTTAGTTATCGCAATCCTGAAATTATCCAATTTAAAACACAAGAACTTTGCGATATTTTTGACCAATTAATTTATGAAACTTTTACGCTAAAAGATAATGGCAGTGTTGAATTACCTAAATGGCTAACTCAACCTATCAAAATTGGTGGTGCATCATATCAAATGGGTATTGGCGGACTTCATTCACGCGAAACTGCGCAGCACATTAAACCTGCTGATGCTTATTACTTGTCGGATTTTGATGTTGGGAGCTACTATCCGAGCATCATTTTACAACAAAAATTATTCCCAGAATCTATGGGTCAACCATTTTTAAATTTATATCGAAACATTGTGCGCGAAAGATTACTTGCCAAAAAGAAAGCTCAAGAGATAGAACATCGAATTGGCTATTTGGAAAAGGAATTTAAAAATGGCATAGATTCATTGAAGAAAGAAATAGAAATACTGAAAGCTGAAAAAAAGAAATTTACCGTTGAAGCAGATGGTAAAAAAATTCAATTAAACGGGAGTTTTGGAAAATTTGGCAGCAAATACAGTAGCTTATACTCACCACAGTTACTTTTGCAAACCACTATCACTGGTCAGTTATCCCTACTCATGTTAATTGAAGAACTTGAACTAAATGGTATTCGCGTAGTCAGTGCAAACACCGATGGGATTGTGACGTATTACCACGAAAGTCAAATGCCCATGCTTCAAGAAATTCTATTCAATTGGGAGATTCAAACCAGCTACACATTGGAAGAAACTAAATACCGCGAAATTGCATCGCGTGACGTAAATAACTATATTGCTGTGAAGCTCGACGGTAAAACTAAATGTAAAGGGTGTTTTGGTGAAGCGTCACTGAGCAAAAATCCCGATGGCTTAATCATCTATGAAGCAGTCGCTGAATTTATCGCTAACGGAACGCCAATTGAAAAGACAATTACCGATTGTGATGACGTTAGAAAGTTTGTGACAGTTCGTAGAGTGACAGGTGGCGCATTATTTAGAGGTGAGTATCTTGGTAAAGCCGTTCGTTTCTATCACAGTTGCGATTTAGGTCTTGCTGATACCTCACTTGTTTATGCAAAGAATGGAAACAAAGTCCCTATGTCACAAGCTTGCCGTCCATTGATGAATTTGCCAAATGCTTTTCCAGAGGATATTGATTTTTATTATTACTACACTAAAGCAAACGAAGTGTTAAAAGGAGTCGGTTACAATGCTTGAAAAAGAAATTGAAAAATACTTGTGCGATCAAGTCAAAAAGGTTGGTGGAACGTGTGAAAAATTCACATCACCTAATCGTCGATCCGTTCCAGACCGTTTAATTACTTTACCATTTCAGCCGATGTTCTTTGTTGAATGCAAAGCGCCTAAAAAGAAACCTACTGAAGCGCAAGAACGAGATCATCAAAGGCGACGTGAATTAGGCGTCCATGTCTATGTCATTGACTCAAAAGAAAGCGTTGATACTTTATTGCTTTATCGATTACCAGTGGAAGGCGATTATGCGCACTAGAGCAGAACTCCGTCATTACCAAGTCAGAACCTCCGCGTTTCAAATTGAACAAGAGCGAACACTTTGTGCGCTTAAAATGGGGATGGGGAAAACAGCCTCTACGCTCACTACAATCAACGATTTGATTGATGCTTGTGTGATTACCAAAGCGCTTGTTATTGCGCCACTGAGAGTAGCTAATAGCGTCTGGGCGCAAGAAGCAAAGGAATGGGAGCATCTCAAAGATTTAAAATTCAAAATCTGCACAGGTACAGAGCAAAAGCGCCTAGCTGCCCTCCACCATGACGCTGACGTTTATGTTATTAATCGAGAAAACGTGGTCTGGTTAGTAAATCACTATAGGGATAAGTTCCCATTTCAAATGGTGGTTATTGACGAATCCAGTAGTTTTAAAAGCGATAAAAGCAAACGTGTCAAAGCACTACGCAAAGCATTGCCGTATGTTCACTACATTACCCTTCTTACAGGAACACCTTCGCCAAATGGTTTGCTTGACTTGTGGTCGCAATGCTATTTAGTAGATAACGGTAAAGCACTTGGGCGAACCATGACTATGTATAAAAGCCGATTCTTTGAACAGGATTACAGCGGTTACAAATATACCCCTCGCAAAGATTCACAAAAGAAAATTGAAGCATTGATAGCGCCATTTACGATATCAATGGAAACGAGTGATTATCTTGAAATGCCAGACTACATTGAATTATATGAAGAAATTGAATTAGCACCTACAGTAATGAACAATTATAAACTTCTTGAAGAAAAACTTTATTTGAAGTTTGAGGAGTCTGAAGTTGAAGCATTGAGCGCAGCGACACTTGCCAATAAGTTATTGCAGTATTGCGCTGGTGCTGTGTACGTCGATGAGTTTAAAAACTATGAAATAGTCCATGATGCAAAACTTGATGCGCTTGCAGACATTATTGAGCAGAACGATGGGGAGAATATCCTTGTTGCCTATAACTTCAAAAGCGATATTGAGCGATTGCTTAAACGCTTTCCTAATGCACGAGTTCTCGATAAGCATCAAAGCACTATTGATGAATGGAACAATGGCGAAATACCCCTTCTATTTGCTCATCCGGCTTGTTTACATCCATCGACTGAAGTGTTGACTGAACATAGAGGATGGACTAAGATTGTCGATGTGAAAAAAGACGAACGTGTTTTTGATGGTATTGAATTTGTAAGCCATAGCGGGTGTCATTTTTCTGGTGTAAAAGAAGTGATTGATGTGATGGGGATAACCATGACCGAGAATCATAAAATACTTATCGATGACAAATGGGTGGAAGCAAAAAATGTACAAAATAATATCCATACTAGAAGAAAAGCGAATTACAGCTACAGCGGAACTGACGCTTACCTTAGCTCAATGTTGCCATTGCGGGGAAATACACACAATATTAAAACAAAATGTTTTAAGAGCGAACAAAGAGAACAGAAAACATTGTTCAAAATGCGTAAAAGAAAACTTTCATTTAATGACAAATACAAGAATTTGGAGTATTTGGAAGGGGATGATAAGTCGAGCAACGAAAGAATACGATCGAAGCTATATTCTATATGGTGGAAAAGGCAAGGGCGTTGCGAAAGAATGGTTAGACTTCAAGAATTTTTATTCAGATATGAAAGAAACATATTCAGACAATCTAACTTTAGATCGGATAGACAATTCAAAAGGTTATTCCAAAGACAATTGCCGATGGGCAACAAATATGGAACAACAAGCAAACAAAATAAACAACAGGGTTTTAGTTTACAAAGGCAAACAAATGCACTTGTCAGAATTTTGCAGGGTTGTGAACATAAGCAGAGGAGCGATAACCCCTCGTTTAAATTTAGGAATGACTCCAGAGGATGCTGTGACCAATTATTTAAATTCAAAGTATCCGAAAAACCGACGTTCTCGGAAGTATTTGATTTAGTGGATTGCGGTACAAGAAATAGATTTCTTGTACGAAATAATAATGGGGAGGTATTCATATCACATAATTCTGCCGGTCACGGTCTTAATATCCAACACGGTGGTAGCATGATTGTGTGGTTTTCACTGAGCTGGAGTTTGGAATATTACCAGCAGTTTAATGCTCGATTGTACCGGCAAGGACAGACTATGGCGGTAAGGATTATCCACTTAATCTGCAAAGGCTGCATTGACGAGCGAATCATTAACGTATTGAAAGATAAAGATATTGTGCAATCTGACTTACTTCGTGCATTAAAATAAGTTAAGTTAAGGTTGACTGAGGGGATAAAATCAATAAAATAGCTTCACGGTTTCTCGAAACAAAAAAATCCTACTGCCCCAAAGGAATAAACAGGCAGTAGGAATAGAGTCGAGGAGTCTAACACATGAACGCATTTCAAACAGTTGGAGTGGAATGCAAATTGAGTATAACACAATCAAGAGGTTATATAAATGCGAGTATTTGAAGATAACACTTCTGACGCATATTGGTATGTTGAGGAAGAAGAAGATGAGCGCAAGTATTGGACGCACTCTCAATGGGATACTTTCAATAAACAAAGAGCAATAGATACTGAAAAACAATTACGCAAAATGCTAGGAGATAGATATGTCGAACCAAAAAAAGTTTAACCACCATGATGTTATTTTAAAATTACTAACAACTGCGTTGGAACATGATAACCAGCAAGAAGCCTTCAGCGATTTAACCTTTGAGCTTGTACAGGCAGTAGGGTATTTAGTCGGTAGCACTGACAAACTAGAAGATAGGGAAATATTTATTAAAGAAATTAACAAGCAAATCAATGATTGCGTTGAAATGCTCGATGGTGTTCGTGAAGAACTTAATACTAATTCAGCAACACTAGAAGCGTAATAGCTGAGGACACAGACAATGGGCGCAATAATTGAAGGTTTAGACTATTTAGATAAAAGCAGCATTGCTTATGTCTTAATGATAGGTTTGTTTATGACGATGGCGTATTTGCACTTCAGCGCATTAGACGAAATCACCCGTCTGCGTAGAGCGCTTAAAAACGCAGTATTGGAGAATAAAAAATGAGTATTACCGCAGCGGCATTAACATTAACTCTCTCGTTTCTAACAACAGAAACAAACATTGACAAAAAAGGTCATAGCACTACCAAAGAAACCATTGTCTACACCACAAGCGTAATTCCTTATGAATCAATGACAGCTTGCACCAATGGACGTGAAGAATGGAATCTTGCTGTTGGTGCTTACCAAATGTCAAAACGCCCTGCACGGGTGATTATGGCGGTGTGCAATGACTTATCAACGGGTACAGTACAATGAGTTCAATGACGATTAAGCAGTTCCGAGAAAAGACAGGAATGACACAAAGCACACTTAGAAGTAAATTGATCAACCTCGATGCTTCGCCTGTAGGTGTTACCGTTAGCAAAGAAGGTAGACCGTCATTTTTATGGGCATTAACAGATTTAGAAAAAGCATTTTCATTAGTGGGAGTTTACTTAGCCCCCCGTGGACGACATAAAAAACGGTGGTGATCAATATGAATAAAGAATATAAAGGTTGGCTAGTAGCAGGGTTATTTGCTGTGTGTTTAATTATATGCCAAGCGACTAATTATGTAGACAACAAAAACCGTCACGTTGTTATTAAAACCAATATCGGAGAGTTCATCCTCCGTGAAGGTAAACTGTATGGTGTATATGAAATGAGCAGGGATATACAAGGGAATATGGTGTCAAAATGACCAAAGACGAATGTATAAGTCGCCTTAAAACGGCTCAAAAAAACAAAAAAGAACTAAGAAAAATTAAACTTCAACTCCTCAAAGAAATTGAGCAGTTGAAGTTGATGCTCAGAGCATTAGAGGAAGAAGAACAATGGGCGAATTAATATATTGGGCAGTCATATTGTTTACCGTAGTGTGTTTTATGGTTGAGTATGGAAAAGGAGATGACGATGGCATTACATGATTGGATATCACTTGTTTTATATGTTGGGATGTTAACTTTGACGATGAGGATACTATGGACAAAGTTCAGAAGGTAGAACCAATACGAGCGTTACCAGACGCTACCAATTGCAAACATGACTATTGGCGAGTTTACCAATCACTTGGTTATCGGGAGTGTGATAGATGCAAAGCAAGACGCGCTATATTTAATGACATAAGGCATCAAAGATGAACACATTGATAAACATATTGAAGTTCCCTGTATTCCTTATTTGCTGTTTGTTGTACTTAGCAAGTGAGTTGTTACTAGGACTTAGCGTACTGCTAGATTGTATTGGGGAAGTGCTTGAGGATTTAATAGATGAATAAAATTGAACATAAAATTGTAGGCTACAAAGTAGTTGATAAGACAGAAGAAAAAGTAGTGTTTGAGATGATACACGAGAATTTTCCTCGCCCACCGCATTTGACAGGTACAACGTACAAAGTAAAAACGCCACAAAGCGAACACGCTCTGTATATCACAATTAACGATATGGTGCTGAATGGTGACGAGCGTCATCCCTACGAGATGTTTATTAACAGTAAGAACATGGAGCATTTCCAGTGGGTACTTGCACTGACGCGCTTAGTATCTGCTGTGTGGCGCAAAGGTGGTGACTCTACTTTCCTTGTAGAAGAACTCAAGAATGTCTTTGATCCTAAAGGTGGTTATTACAAAAAAGGTGGTGTGTATATGCCATCGCTAGTGGCTGAGATTGGTAGCGTAATTGAACAGCATTTAATAGAAACAGGTGTTATTAAAGTTGAGGTGGATGAGCATCAACAAGCGTACTTAGAAGCTAAGAAAGAAGAAGCCAAAGGTGTTGAGATGCAACTCTGCACCAAATGCAATGTCAAAGCTCTGATACTGATGGACGGGTGCATGACGTGTACTAATTGTGGTGATAGTAAGTGTGGGTGATTTATGAGTCTTGAATCATATTTATATGGCAAATATATCGACGAGTTGGTGAATATTTTTGAAGAAGTCTTGGATTCGTGGCAAGCTGGTGAGTCCATAGAGGAAGCTAAACAAATTTACGATAAAGCACGACAAATGCTACCTAAAGATAGAGGATGAGTTATGAGAGTAAGACAAAGAGGATTCAATCGATGCGATGCGAAATGGCGCAGTTTTAAATACGCGATGTTTACTAGAGATATGACTATGACGCATATATTTAGAAACGAACGCCCTGATAAAGTCCGTGCGGCACTAAAGAGAATAGGAGTAATAAGATGGTAAATGATTTATACAATATGAGCATTCACAGCAGTACAGATGCAAGAGAATGGACAGATTTCTTTTTTAAGACACATCCTAATTGCAATGTTGATAAAGAAACCATGTTTGGTTGGTTTGCTAATGCAATGATGGCGATGTACGACAATAAACAAAATGAGCAAGAGCCTTTGAGTGATGATGAAATTTTTAACATTGGATACAATGCAGGATTTACGCTTGACCATATTAAAGATGATGATGGTTCTGTCTACGGCTTTTTAAACGAGTACGGTTACATTGATAATAATCCATATTTTAAGTTTGTCAGAGCAATAGAAAAAGCACACGGTATTGGAGTAGAAAATGAATAAAGAACAAGCACTCCGCACCATAAAACTGCTGTCAGCATTGGAGGCTTACGCCTTTATGATTGAAAAGTTTATGCCAGATTATCTGCACGACGAGCTTATAACACTTGGGAGTGATTTGGAAAGCATCGTGCTTGATAAGCCAATCGAAACCGATTTTTTAACAGCGAGTAAATACAGCGGAGCTGAATACACAAATCCGCACAAACACAATAATAGCTTATTGCAAAGCGTTGCATTGAAGGAAACAAAATGAAAATTGAAATTAAGAAGTTAGACCCAAAAGTAATACTGCCTGCTTACGAAACAGCAGGTGCAGCGGCTGTGGATTTACGCGCCAACATCACTAAAGCAATCAAGCTGGACTTAGGCGAAACAGCATTGATTCCTACAGGAATTGCCATCAACATCAATGACGATAATGTGGCAGCGGTTATCCTGCCACGTAGTGGTCTTGGGCATAATCATGGTATCAAACTCGGCAATAGTGTTGGCTTAATCGACAGTGATTTTACGGGAGAACTTAAAGTGTCAGTAAAGAATACAGGCACTGGTGTGTACAAGATTAATCCGCAAGACCGCATTGCTCAAATGAAGTTTATTCCTATTGTGCGAGCAGAGTTTGTAGAGGTAGAGGAATTCAGCACGGTGACTGAGCGTGGCGCAGGCGGCTTTGGGAGTACAGGGAAATGACACCTGAGCAATATGTAAAAGAACAACAAGGAATATTGCGCCAATTAGCATGGTTAATCAATGCCGCTAGAATTGGTGAATTGCATACTTTAAAAATAAAAGAAGGTAAAAAATGAGCTTATTAACAAACGAACAAATTGCGGAATTGGTTGGCATTGCTAGTAACCAATCAACAAGTAAAGATTTATATGAGGAGTTTCACGATTGGAACAAAAGACAAACTGCAACACCGTTTGTTGAACCAAATTGGAATGACGCGCCTGAAAATGCGGTTCAAGCCGTACTAAACACATTTTGGGTTGATAAAAATGGGGTTACATTTGGTGTTTATAAAGAATACTATAACAGACCAGAACCCGTCATCACACCACATCCACATGCTGAAATACTGGCTAAATATGCTGAAGTTGCAGCAAGAAGGATTGATCCTTGGATGGAGTTTGAAATATTTGGTGCTGATGGTGAACAATGGGTTACATCAAAAAGCCATTTACAATTTCATGCTTGCTGCAAATACCGCCACATCGGAGAAACAAAATGATTGCAACAACAGCCTATATACTAATTAGTACGATTACATCGTGGTCATCAAGCATCCATACTACACAGTCAACAGCCACATTTGCAGACAAAGTATCATGTGAATCAGCGGCAACAAGACAAGACTTTGTTTTGAAATCTATGCAGTTGACTAGCTCAAAATGGAACTTAACCTGCCACCCTTATCAACTCAGCGGAGAGAAGAAATGAAAATACCAATAGGGTTTGAGGAAAGACATGATTTTATGTATTTGTTAATTGGCAATAATGGTTATGGGAGAGATGGTGATGAAATAGAAGTACCAGACGAATTGATTGAAAGGTATAAGCGCATAGAACCCGAATTTGAAAAGATACAAAAAGAACTTGGGGAAATATGGGATGCGTATATTGCAGAAAAAGTTGCAGAAATGACGGTAAAAACAACTGAGGATACGAAATGAAAGTCACCCTAGTGCAAAGCACATCTAACCCCGAAGAACATATCGGATTACTGGCAGGAATATGCTACGGTAAGACAGACTCATCACCAGAGCAGTGCATCAAACGGGCAGAACACTGCGTGACTAAAGGACATCTATCTACACTACGCTTTGCTCATGCGACATTTTCAGTTGAAGACATTAGCCGTATCTGTAGTCACCAGTTTGTTCGCAGTAAGCATTTAGATTTCCTGCAACGTAGTCAGAGGTATTGCAATGAAGAACACATGACAATGATTATTCCAGATACTATAGATGATAAATATGGTAAAACAGTAAGAGTTTACGTTGATACTGCGGTTAGTCTATACGACCATTTAATTGAACTGGGAATTAAAAAAGAAGATGCGAGATTTGTTCTACCACAAGGGATAGGCACAGAATTACTGGTAGTAGGTAACTTCCAAGCGTGGTATGACTTTATTAAACTGCGTAGCGGTAAAGAAGTGCAGTGGGAGATACGCGCAGTGGCACATGAGATTAACCGCCAGCTACATGGAATTGCACCAAATATCTTCAAGGAATTGCCTAATGACTGAGCAACTAAAAGAATGTTGTTATTGTCGCAAGAACCTACCTGTTGATGCGTATTACATAAAAAGCACAAGGCGATTATCATCAGACTGTAAAGCCTGTCATCGATCAAAAGCCGCACTTAGACAGCGATTAACACAAAAAGTAAAACTTGAATCACGGCAACTTGATTTTGCTCTTTACCGTGATTTTATAACAAGGCACTTACTTGTACCAAAGCAATGGGAATTAACACTATGTCATTAGAAAAAGTTATTTTTGAAATTATGCGCTATAACGAATTTTGGACAGTGACTGAAATTCATGATCGTGCAATGGTGACTCAGCCGTTTATTAAACGACCCGATGTGTTCGCAGCTATGCACGAAATGGTTGCCAATAATATACTCATTAAAGAGCCTAATGGTAAAGACAGTTTCTATCGTTTGAAAAATTACGATCCGGCAGATAAGCATCAAAAAGAAACTGAAATGCAAGTAAAAATAGAAACGGATATTCCTGCCGAGTTTAACCGACACGATGAAGCACTGCGCCAAATTGAGCTGAGAAAAGAAGATAAACAAAAAGCCGATTCTCACTATCAATTCAGCTATAAAGGTCATAAAATAGACCCTTATCGCATCTTTAGAATTTATAATATCGTAGCACCAGAGCAACAACACGCTATCAAGAAATTACTTCGAGCCGGTAAATCAGTCAAGACACTTGACCAAGATATTGATGAGGTTATTCTTACGCTACAGCGCTGGAAAGAGATTTTAAAAGAAGATGTTAAACTGAACTGACCATGATTACATGGTCTGATTTGACACTACCGCCCATAAACTTATGGAATTTACCAAGACAAATTAAGATGGCTACAGAAGAAGGAAATACCGACCTTGCAACGCAACATGAAGAAATGATGCGTGACAAGGCAATCACTATTATAAGATCAAAAGCATCGGCTATTGATACCAGCAACCCTACAGGCTTATGCTGGACGTGCGGTGACTATATTGGTCATGGGCGTAGATGGTGTGATGCGGATTGTCGAGATAACGTAAATGAAACCTAAACTAAAAAAAGTAGGACTATTTTGGGTATGTTATACCGAGTGGGAAGATACGGTAACTTGTACGGGTAAGTCACCAGAACAAGCGTATTATAGGTGGTTAACCAAGAACCAATTGAAATTAGAAGAAAGCCGCTGAGTAAGCGGCTTTTTAATTATTTGCTTAAAAACAATTCTGCTTCAGCGTTGCGTCGTCGTGTAAGACCAGCAAGCGGTTTACCCCCTGCTTTATCCCATCGTAAAAATTGCTTTGCAATCTCAGCTTTACTATTACCGGCTTTTAGCATTTTAACAAGCGTTGAGCTGGCTAAATTACCTGCTCCAATATTGTAAGTAAGCGATACCAGCGCATCAAATTCATTTTGAGTTAAATCAACCTTGATAGCATTTACTGCGTGTTCATATGACGTTAATGTTTTAGATAATAGTAATAACGCGGCTTCTTCATTTGCTAAAGTCTGACCTCGTTTAACCGCGCTACCATCAGAATATCGCGTTGAGCCAATGCCAATAGTCCAAACACCAGCTGGGCATTGGTACGCTTTGAGCTTGCAACCTTCAAATTCTTTAATCAATTTTAAACCGCGTTCGCCTGTTTTCATTTTCGTGATCTCATAGAAAGTACCGTAATTAATTTTTGTGTTAAGCGAATCATATCATTATCAAGCAGGCGTATTTGGTCGATTAATTCAATCAGCGCGTCTGTTGTTTCAGTAAGGATTGGCTTAACAATTGTCGTTACCCATATCCAAACGAAATAGACGATATACCCCATGCTACTTGATGCAATAATAGGGAATCCATACTGGTTGATATATTTAGCTAATGCGTCAACATCCATTAATCAATTCTCTTTTCTTGCGGGTTATTAAAACGCGCCACCTTCTCTTTTTCAATTGGCATATCAAGCGTTTCTGTCATGAGTACATCTATTTTTACAATATCCTCTGACATAGCCGTGACACGTTTATCAAGTTGCTTGATGATACCGATAAGGCTTTTAATCTTTTCAAGTACGCTATCAAGCAAAAATTTAATCGTCAGAAATACAAAGTACATTCCTACACAAGCAGCGGCAATTGGGAAGCCTACGTCCGTTGCAAACTGTAGGAATTCCATTATTTACTCGTCCACCAAGCAATAAACGAAAACAATGCGCTAATAGTGAATACAATGCCTCCAATAAAACCTTTATAGCGCGTTTGCTCGTTCTTCATTTCTTCAAGAGTAGCAATTATGGCATCAAGCTTCTTACCCCGATCTTCAAATATTTCTTCGAGGTTTTCAATTCGTTGCTCTACTTTAGCAAGGCGGCAGGCTTCGTCAGGCATAACTAATCCTCTTTTTTTTCTTCAGTTTGACTATCAGTTTGCTGTTTTAAATCCATAAGGATTGGAAATGCGCCTGACGACGTGGGTAGATTTCCCAGTGTGTTTAAAATCGCGTTTGCCACTTCTTCAGATAAATTCCAAGTAATCATATTAGTTGCTCCAAGGTGTGCCGTTAGAGAGTACAATTTTTTTGTTTTCAATGTGAGCCGCTAATTCCGAATCTGCTAACGCTTCAGACTGTGTACCCACTAGATTTTTAATCCATGCAATAACGTCTGCTTTTGATAGTTTATCGTAATCAATGACTGTGCCTTTAGGTGCAGGTAGACCTGTAATAGAGTTAACCGTTACGCTGTCTGTGCCGTTTGATGCTGTGATAGTAAATTGAACTTGGTTCGCAATACCGTTTTGGTCGCGTTGCAAGTTAGTTGGTTCGTATGTGTATGTTGTTGTCATGAGTGTTTCCTTAAATTGAAGTGATTGTTTGCCATGCTGCGCCTGTGTAGACGCAGAGTTTAGCTAAGTTTGTATCAAAAACCATCAAACCTGCCGCAGGTGACGCAATAGCATTTTTCTGCGTGGTTGTCATGTTAGGCATACGCACGCCTTTGGTAGTGCTTTGAACGTCAAGGATGGCGGATGCGTCGGGTGAAGCTGTGCCGATACCTACGTTGCCAGTTGAGTCTATTGTCATTTTTAAATCGGCTGTCGTCCAGTCTGCCGCGCTAGTGCTAGTCGAATTATAAAAGTTTAAATTACCTACCCCATTAGCGTTATTTCGCAGTAAACCAATAGCAGCTTTAGCGTAAGTTGCATCAGATACAAACTCAACACCGGCAATACCAGTGCCGTAGTTGCCATTAATAATACGCTCGCCGGTAAATCCGCTACCGTTAGCCCCACAAACAGTTAACGGTTGCGCGGTTGATGTAGTCCCTACAGATAGCTTTCCAGCCAAATAATTATCAGCCGTTCCTCCCATGTAGAGATTATATCTGACTTTACCAGCGGCAGCGTTTATACCACCATAAAATCCGTAGTTGTTTGTTGCACCTGTGAGTGTAGGTTGTGCGTTAAAACCATATTGAGCTGTAACACTAACACCTGCGCCAAAGGACGAAGGATTAGCAAAAAAATGATTTATATCAGTTAGCGAAAAACTAGCAGCGGGGATGGTTGGAAACGATGTAAAAGAATCATACCTTGCGGTTGTTGTTGCAGGTATTGATTGACTAGCGGATACAGCAGATAAATATCCACCAGTTGGCGAGCCGCTGCCTCCGACATTAAAAGTACCGTAGTATCCAGTGACGTTTACTGTGCCAATACTAAGACCACCAGCCAAATAATTATCAGCTGTTCCAGAAGCATAGATATTATAGCCACTGTTTGCAGTAAGGTTAATTTGCGCAGGGAAGGTTGGGTTTGATGCAAATACGTTTGTCCCTGTACCTGTTTTATCTGTTAATGCAGCAGCGAGGTTTGCGCTAGAAGGCGTTTGAAGGAATGTGGCGACGTTTGTACCAAACTGATTTGATGTGATATTAGTTATCCATGCACTACCCGACCAGACTTTAAATACGCCCGTTGCGCTGTTCCAATATAATGCGCCAGTTAGCAATGCGTTTCCGTCATTATCAACCGTCGGATCAGATGTTTTTGCGCCTAAATATCGATCATCAAATGAATCATAACTAGCCGCTGCTGCGGTAGCACTACTTGCGGCTGCTGCTGCGCTTGCGGCAGCCCCGCTATCGCTTACATATAAATCCCAACTAGCCGTTACTGTTGGAGCGTCGGTTGTCGTAGTCACTTTACAGATATAAAGTGAGTTATTATAAGACACTACGTCTAAATTTTTATATGTCCCTGCTGACCATGTGCCGCGAGAGACTAACCCTATTCGCCCTAGATTTGTCGTTGCCATTATAAAGTCTCGTAAGTTAAGATTAATTCACCGTTTGATAGCGACGGTGTGGAAGTTGATAGATGCGTCACAGTAAGTTCTCCACCCGAAATAGTAAATGCTCCAAAGTTTATTCCCAACATTGACCCCGCATTCGCAAGCAATGTTGCAGTTGAAGCTGCGCTGTTTGCAGAATTAGTTGCACTGTTTGAGGATTCGACGGCTTTAGTAGTTGCGATTGTCGCTTGATTTGTCGCAGTTGTAGCAGAGGTCGCAACCGAAGATACGCTGTTTAACGCAATAGTAGCGGACGATGCGGAAGCAGCCGCTTGTGTTGACGATATTCCAGCCTGTGTTGTTGCTGTATTTGCGCTTGATAAAGCATTATTTGCCTGTGTTGTTGCTAATTCTGCTTGTGTTGTTGCAATACCGGCTTGTGTTGTTGCAATACCGGCTTGAGTCGTTGCTGTTGATGCACTAGTCGATGCGTTTGATGCCGACGTACTTGCTGTTGATGCGCTACTTGCGGCATTACTAGCTGAGGTAGATGCGTTACTTGCTTGAGTAGATGCCGTCGATGCACTTGCCGCTGCGGCTGTTGCCGATACCCCTGCATCGTGAGCGTAAATAGCTGAGTTTGGCGTTAAATGGAAAAACCCTGTTGACGTACTATAGCGAACATCGATAACCGCTCCAGCGCTAATATCCCCTGCTTGAATCGGTTCACTATCAGTAAGTCTAATGGACTTTGCGCCAAGACTATTTAAATTGATAGTGGCACTGCCCGTATTGTCATTAAGAGGTCTGAATACGACTTGTAGACCATCGGTGTAACTTGTTATGGAACTGTCTAGTGCTACCACATAGGTATTCGCTGTACCGGTGTCTACAGCGAAATTGACTGTACCACGTTGAAGTTTGGTTTCACTTGGAAGCAATCCAAATGCAATTGCGGTAGCCGCCTTAACAGCGTTAACGTCTGAGGATTTTGCTAGAGTAATCTGAGCAATATCAGCCGGTGGGTTAAAGGTACTCATCTTTTGTCCTTACGTCATCTCGACGTTATGTGTAGCGTAATTATGCGTTATGGCGCATACAAATTATTAAACTAACCCGTGGTGAATCCGAATCATTTAACACCCAATGGTCAACAAGGTTATTAAAACTAAATATATCACCCACAGGAGTAGTAATAGATTGCCCTTCGTAGTTAAAAGATTGCTTATCATTGGATTCTAAAGAGATTAAATATTTATCTTTATAGTATTCTGCGTGCCAGCTATGCGCATCGTTATGACGATAAACTTGTTTACCGGCAGGGATACGAGTAATTAAAATGCCACCAAATTCTGTTTTATGGATATTGTGTTTTTCACAAATTGCACGGCTAATCTTAGCAATTTCATCTTTAAATTTCTGATCGTTAATATAGAAAACGCTATCGTGTTCATCATGAAATGCTAAAGGGTTCGATGGATTATAATTTTTAATATCATTATAGCGAACCCAGATATCATCTACTTCCCTATGTGGTGATTTAGACGATTCAGTACGTTGTTTAAATTTATTCCATAAATAATCATTATCAGAAATAAATTTATTGATAGCCGATACATCAACATGAATACCGGTATTGACCATATTGGGTTTGCCGATAAGCACGTCATCTATATTTTCTGCATCACAAGTAGCTGTAGCATGGATACATAGCCAAACCACTCTACCGTTAACCGCTTGAACGCTATGCTCAATACCGGCTTTAATTTCAATCACAGCAGGGGCAAAATAGGTTTCTTGAGTATCACCTTGCCAAACTATAGCGCATCCTTCAACAAGAACACTCATGTGATCAAAGGTATGAGCGTGTTGCTGAACTTCAAAGCCATCATCAATAATCACTTCTTTGGCATAGATTCCGCCAATAAAGTGATGTGCTTGTACGTTAAGTCCGGTGATACTCATAGTTTCCTTGTGATGAAATTACTGTTCCAATAAACCCACAAATTGGCTTACCTACATTCATCACTATTTTACCAACTAATCGTTTAAATGTACTGCGATTTTTTACAATGCCAAATTGCTCTGCCATTTCATATGCCCATGCTTGAACAATATAAGCAAATAACGGGATATAAATCGCATTGTTACGCAAGAATTCAGTTAGTGGTTTTGCCCACGCATGATAGCCGATAAGGACTTCTGGATGAGTAGTTGCGATCAAATGCCCAAATAAAGTATCAGCGTCAAATACATCATCTTCAAGATAGCCGTATTCGCGCATTAAAGTACACATTACACTCATACCACCGCTTTCGGGTTGTTGAGGTTGAGGTGTTTTAAACGAACCGAATTGAGATGCGGTAAACATAGGTAAATCAGTGTTTGGCATAGATAACATCCCCACTGGTTTATTCTGAGAAACTTGCTCATACCTTCCGAGTAAACTTTGCTCATGTCGAGCCGCTGCGTTTGCTTTCATTTGTTCTAATTGTAAATCTGCTGAAGCTGCCATAAAGATACCTATTTGTTTGTCGGAGAAACTAAGGAAGTTGCAGTTTTACCTGCATCACTATTAATTAGTTGTGATTGCGCTGCCGCTGTAGCAGTAATATTTTTCTTCATTGCATTTGCTATCATAGTTAGTCCATTAGCATTAGCTGCCTTAGCTTTTTCATTCATATCTGGAGTAAGGTTAATGGCTCTAATACCATCGAGCAGTTGTCCGTCAATAACTGCGTGTGCTTGTAATACGGCATTAGAAGTTTCACGCTCGCCTTTTAGTGCATCAACCATTACTTGATTTTCAGCAGTTAGTTGATTGGTTTGTTGCTTTAGAGTTTCATTAAATACAGCTAATTTTTTATCAGATTCAAATTTCGTATCTGCTGCCACGCTATCAATAACAGATTGAGTTACCTTGCCTGCAATTTCAATGTTCCCTTTACTAATAAGTTCTCTTAATCTAGCGCCAGAGTCCCGATTAGATGTGGCTAAATTATTCAAATCGTTTAGTATTGCTGTGGTAAACAAATTGGTAGCATCATTAATTGCTTTTGTATTCGTACTATCTACTGTAATTTTATTAGCCGCATTCCAATTCTGAACTTGAATATCGTTCTGAGCTTGCCTATCCATACTGGTGGCTTTAAGACCAAGACCAGTATTAAGTAATTGATTCTGAGCCTGTGCATTGGCTTCATTGGCTTTTTGTCTAGTTAATGCGTCTTGTTGCGCAATCGGTAAAGCGGCTTTAATCGCTGCGTCTTGAGCAAATCCAGCAGCAGCGCCTGTATTAAGCATACCTCTACGCGATGCCTGTAGATTAGCCGCATTAACAGCTTGTTGGATATAAGGATTGTTTTTAGCAAGTAATCCAGATAGCTGATTAGATACCATTGAATCCGGTGTAACATTGACTTCAGATGCTTTGGCAGCGTCCACCATCTTGGTAACATCAGCGGCTGAATTTGGATTAACAATGGTAGTTGGAGCGCCTACTTTAGCAACATTAAGCATTCCCTTATCAATCATATCCTGTGTAATACCAGATGTGACTGTACTATTTATAGGATTACCAAGTGCATCAAACCCGCCACCTAATGTTTTAGTATCAAGTGGTGCGGTGGCATTTTTTAATTTTAAATCATTAGCAGTTTGTTGCGCTAATTGATTGGCAGTATCTTGCTCAGTAGCTAATTTTGTCGCATCCGCTGCCGCTGCCGCATCAGCAGTTGCTTTAGCATCCGCTGCCACCCTAGCGTCTTCTTGGGTTTTAGCATCAGCAACAGCTTTATCCGCAATAGTCTGTGCTTGTGTTTTTTGACTAGTCCATCGCACATTGTTTGCAGGATTGTTTATCAATGCAGTTTTAGCTGCTTGATACTGTTTACCAGATGTTCCACCTACATTATTCCAATTGATAGGTTGACCTGTTATAGGATCAAGAGTATCTTTTTGAAGCACTTCATCTGCCCAAGTACCTAGTGTACTTTGAATAGCTTTATTTGCAGGTTCTGCTATCTTTTTATTTGGAGAGTTAACTGCCGAAAATACATTCTGATCGAATAATGGATTCCCATAAGCGTCAGTAACTTGCCCATAAGTAGTTAATTTACTTACCAAATTGGGATCAGTAGTATTTTTAATTAAATCCCCATAGGTATTAATATATTTCGGATCAAAAGTTTGCGTTACCGTAGTTGGTTTTTGCACAGGTGTTCCAGACCGCAAACCAGCTGCTATTTCTTCTATAGTTGCCATTTAATTATCTCCGTCCTGTAACATATTGTGACCACCATTGGTCGGCAGCGGCATTTCGATTATCATTATAATTACCTAAGTTAACACCAGTTTGCTGGTTAGTGGGTATTTGGAAATTCTTAAAGGCATCCATAAAACCTTGTGTTGCTTGTGTGCCAAATGCTTGATTCTTGGTATCAACACCACTAAGAATACTATTTTTAAGCGTATCTGCGCTAGTAGTCCAATCTTTTAAGAAGTTAGCATTTTGAGAAGTAAGTGCGGTTTGATTTCCAGCTAAGGCATCGGTATAGGACTTGTTTAATGTATCTTGCTGTGTTTTTAAAGCAGCCGTTAATTGATCTGAAGTAACCCCCTTTGGTTGAGTATTGTACCAATTAGTTAAATCAGCCGTAGTAAGAGCAGGAATGCTTCCTGTATTTATTGTACTGGGAGGACTTGTCGCAGCAGGGGAAGTTGACATTTTATTAACATCACCTGTGGATAATGCGCTTCCACCTGTTGTTGCAATTTTATTAACATCGCCTGTAGCCAATGCACTTCCACTTGTAGTTGGAATTTTATTAACATCGCCCGTAGATAATGCGCTTGCATCGCCTGTAGCCAATGCACTTCCACCACCTTGCGTATTAAGTTTAGTGTTATCAATAACCGTCCCTGTATCCGCAACTTTAGCAGTACCTGTTCCACCTAAATTAGCAAGCGTGTCGGCAGATGGTGTAGTTCCAGTGGTATTAGATGCTGCTTGAGCATCTGCTGTTGCTTTTGCTTGAGCATCTCGTTCTAATTGCGCCCTATAGTCCCGAACCTCTTTATCGTCAGCTTCCTGTTTAGCTTGTCTTTTTGCAGATAACGAAGCATTCCAAACAGCAGTTGGAATATCTCCTTGAACTCCCGATGTATCTACATTTAAAAGATACGATTTATCAGCAAGTTGTTTTTCTATTGCAGCCTTTGCTTGAGCATCTGCTGTTGCTTTTGCTTGAGCATCTCGTTCTAATTGCGCCCTATAGTCCCGAACCTCTTTATCGTCAGCTTCCTGTTTAGCTTGTCTTTTTGCAGATAACGAAGCATTCCAAACA